ACATTAAGATGGAAGCGGACGTAAAAGATACTGTTATTAAGTTGACTGATGAAATTAGTGTTAAGATGAAATTTCCAACTTATAAAGATATAATGGCAAATGATACTATTTTCGGTGAAGACGTACGAGCAATTGATGTTATGCTTGAAACAGTAATTGCTTCTATGCATTCAATTCAGACACCAGATGAAAATTTTATTTTGAAAGATGAACCGAGAGAAGAGATTGAAAACTTTATGAATTCATTAACAAATGATCAACTTGAGAAGATCAATGAATTTGTACAAGCAATGCCGACTCTCAGACATGAAAAAGAATACACATGCGAAGCTTGTGGTCAGAGTAATGTTTTGGAATTAAGAGGATTTCAAGATTTTTTTTAATAAATCTCTCTCATGAAAATTTGGAGAACTACTACAGAACAAACTTTACAATGATGCAACATTTTAGTTATTCATTGACTGAACTAGATAATATGATGCCTTGGGAGAGAGAAGTTTATATTACATTATTGAATGATTATATTCAAGAACAGAACGAGAAAGCAAAGCAGTAATGAAAACTTTAGCCGATCTTAATAAAACCCTACAAGAACAACAGGGTTCGTTAGAAATTATTGCACAGAACACTGAGAAGACTAGTGGTGCACTGGTTGACTTTCTAGCGGCGCAAGAAAAGAATCGGTTTAAAGATCTCGAAGAGAAACGTGAAATGAAAAAGACTCTTGCCGAAAGAATGGCGGCAGGAGCTCAACGAGGTGTAGAAGCAACAAAGGATGCTACCACTAGTGCATTCGCAAGTCTGAAGAATTTTGTTCCGGGATTTGCTACCGGTCTTGGAGCATCGATGCTACCGGGACTTTTAAGAAAAGGTCTTCCATCAGCACTCGGTATTATCTTTGCAGATGAGATTGCAGAATACTTAGTTGGTCCAGATGGTAGTGCACAATTAAAGAAGCAAATAGAATACGCCGTCACTGGAGGATCGATCGGTCTTCTCTTTGGTAAAAAGTTTGGTGTTATCGGTACTGCTGTAGGTTATCTATCTGGTGACGAAGAATTTATGAGTCAATTTGATCGGATGACCACCAACATCTATAACTTAGCAGAAAAACTAGGACTAGGTAAATTCTTTAATGCTGATAGCATGGCAGCATTTGCTCAAGGATTTACTGGTAAGTTAACCAACGGTGTTGGTGCTATAGCTGATCTACTTGAAGGTGATTTCAAAGGATTCTTGGAAGATATTGATGATGCACTTGTCACTCTTGGAACTTTGGCTCTTCTTATTAGTCCAAAGAAAACAATAAGAGGTGGAGCAAGAACACTTCGTGGAATGCTTCGTGCATTTAAGAATGCCGGTCCAATCGGTAAAACAATTTTTGCTGTTGCTGCTGCAATGGGATTAGATTATGTTACTGGTGAAGATGATGAGGGCTTTGGTGTAGAAGACGCGGCATACACAGCCGCAGCTGGTTATGGTGGTTATCAAGCTTTCAAAGCTATTAAAGGAGCAAACAGAGCGGCACCAACCTCAGCACAGGTAGCTGAGCAAGTACAATCATATCGAACAACTCCAAGACCTCACACAAACTTTGGAAGAATTGTAGAGAGACACGGTCAACAATATGTGACTGACTCAAGGGGTAGATTACATCTTCGCGGAACACCACAAGCAAATATGATTGAAACTCGTGGCGGAACAAATAAGCTGCCCGACTACAGTAAATACCCGAGATTCAAGTTCACTAAAGCTCTACGTGGTGCGTGGCCATTATCTGCATTTTTTGCAGTGCTTGAAGGAAGAAGAGCACTAGAAATTTGGAATGATGAGAGTTTAGATGATGATACGAGAGCTATGATGCTTGGTGGTCTTCTCGGTGCAAATATAGGAAGCGCTACCTTTGCAGCACTCGGCGGTGCTTTGGGTACCGCAGTCGGTGGTCTTCCCGGATTGTTTATTGGATCTATGTTAGGTGGTGTTGGTGGATATGTCTCAGGAGAATATGCTGGTCAGAAACTCATGCAAATCATGTTAGGCCAGTTTACACCAAATGAAAAAGACTTGGAAAATCTATATTCTCAAAAATATGACTCAAATGCGCTACGGATGGCTAATGCTCGTGAAAGACAAACGAAATATATGATTGAAAGAACCGGAGCTCGAGTTGCTTATGATGAAGATGACGACTTAACCGGCGGAAATTATGTAGCTACTACACCAGTCAGTAGACCACCACGTAGTCCATCAATCAATCCTATGATTAATAGAGATCCCGGTGTATCTGCATCACCTAGTTCTCTTGTAGCAATTGGTAATAATTCACCTTCACTTCAGCAAACAACACCTATAGTTATGGGTGACATGAATGCAGTTGCAAGTGATTTTTGGGCATCATCTAATCCATAAAGAAAAGGGAGACCGAAGTCTCCCAATTCCCGATTACCGAAGTAATCTCTCCTTATGTTATACTAACCTTTGTTCGAGTCTTACTCTGCAACAGGTCGTTAGTTGACCTAAACCGTGATATAAAATAAAGTGCATAGGTGGGATTTGGATGATACCCACATCAGGCTAGTAACTTCCTATACTTCACCCGAACTACACGTTAGCTGGTTAAGCAGGAGGACCACTCCCCGTGTATACCTTACCCCCGTTACAGAAGGTTGTTCAGTCACTATGCTATTCTCACCGTCATGAGAAATCGAATAAAGTGTGGGGCTTCCACCCACTCCCACATCGCTTTAGCGTCTGCGTGTCCAAGACGATTATTAAGCAGAGCCGAGAAATACATTATCGGTTGCATTGTTATATATTATCCTTCACTCGCCAACTTAGCAAAGTAGGACATAGTATCATCATCGTCATCTGCAATACTCATTTGTTCGGCAGTGACTGGTTCTGCTGTATTCATAACTGGAGCAGGAGCCGGTTCATTTATCATTGACTCTTGCTGTACAGTGTACGCACCAGCAGTAGCTTCTTGACCGAGTACACGCATCAGTTTTGATTTGAGTTCGTCATAAGACTTATAGTTCTTTGGATCAATGAACTCGCTGATGTCGTGCATCTGGTCATAGACGCTTTCAAGCTTTGACTCATCTCCTTCATAGAGAGCAGCCGAGCTAGCGAACTCAGACTTATCATAGTTGCGATATCCCTCAACTTGACGGATCTTCAACTTAAAGTCTGCACCAGTCCAGAAATCAAATGGATTTACTGGAGTCTCGTCAGCAAAGGTTGGGTTCATCATATCGGTAATCTTATCAAAGATCTTCTTACCAAACTTATAGATGAATACCTTACCCTCGTTTTGAGGAGCTGATGGATCCTGAAGGACCAATACGTTAGTCACGTAGTGCAGTCGTCTCTTTTGGACCCTTGCCTTGTCTTTATCGGACTCAATCCCGGAATTCCACAATTTGGAGTTGAGTTCGCCAACTGGATCAGTCTGACCAATAGAAGTAAGGCTGTTTTCGATATACCACTGACCAGTTGGTCCTTTGAATCCGTGATCCCAGTACCTGACCCATGGAAGCTCTTGTCCTTCTCGAGCTGGGAGGAATCTAAGTACCGCATAGCCGTTACCTGCTTTATCTACTGTTGGTTTCCAAATGCGATCATCAGAATAGTTCTTTTGTTCTCCACTACCGGTGGCTTCCGCTGCCTGAATGAGTTTGGAAATATCTGCGCGATTGCGTTTAAGTGCTTCGAATGACATATTTTTCGTATCCTTTTGTATGTTCTGAAGTGTTGCTGTAATATATTATTATAATACATTTCCACTGCCTTGTAAACAGAGGTATGTATAATATATATCACACTATTCAAAAAAAGCTGAGTCCAAAGTGTTTTGTTTTGGCAAAAAGTTTAACTGCATTGCCTCTGCTTCTACTTTGTCTTTAATGATAGGTGATATAAATTTCTTCACGTCCTCTGGCTCTATATTGTTTTTCTCGCACAAATAGAGAATAGTGTCCATGTAAGAAAGCTTTGTCTCCACTACAGTTGCTTCAATCAACTTAGTGAATTTAGATTTCGTTAAGAAGTTTTCTTCAATCGTCATTTATCTAGTACTCTCAATAAGATTGTATCTGCGTTGATTCGACCATTAGGTACACTACTCTTTGTAGTAAGTGCTTTCCATTCAATGTCGATTTGTTTTGGTGTTTTGTTTTGTACTAATGTAAGGAACTCTTCTGGTTTCCGAAGCTTGACTGTACGACTATTCACTTGGTCAAAGTTCTTAATCGTACTACCTGAGATCTCAAATCCATTAGCACTCTCAGTGACATACTCGGTTAACATACGAGCTTTTGTGTTGAATGTATACAACCGTGTTTTACCAATGATTTGAATTGGTGGAATAGATACCAACTTGAATGTAGTATCTTCGGTCTTGTACTTGACATTCTTAACTTGTTTGTCCGCAGCTTTTGGCTGATTGACTCGAGTCTTACGAGTAGCCTTGGCTGCGGACTTAATGCGATCAAGATCGAGGAGCATATCTTGACACGCTTTAATTCTGCGATTGAGTTCTGGTCTTTTCAGGTGTGAATAGCCTTCAACAGCCTGTTCACAACGCTTGTGATAAGCGTCTTCATAATCAAGTAACCAGCCCTCAATCACTGGCCGGACTACGAGTACCGCAGATCCAGCCAAACCATGTTTCTTAAACAGAGCATAGACATCAATAGTAGTCTGTTCACCTTCAATCCACTGATCTTCAAGATCAAGAAGATCTTGCATAATAGTGTTACTAATCTTATTTTGAAGACGCTGTTGCGGTGAAAGAGTAATTACGTTTGTAGTAGTCTTAGCTTCTGCTTTCTTTTCAAGCAAAATTTGTTTACCCATCTCAACCATCTCAGATATCTTGTTATTGAGATGATCAGTGAACTGTTTTGTCTTATCAGTCTCTTCAAGCTTTTGAATATTCCAAAAAGCTGTAGCGGCAAGGTAAGCCATTCCAAATTTGTATTCGGGACAGGCTAGCGCTGCACGTGCATCGGACTTACTTAGTGTGTTTTTAATATAAGTCTTGATCTGAGAAGCAATGTCTTTACGATCTATTTCATAATGAAAGTAAGATTTAACTGCATCAAAGCCTTTCTCAATTGGTGCTGCTGCTAAGCCTGTCCGAGCTCTTGCTCGAACTGTTTTCTTTTTACGTTTAATTAATGCCATAATATTGCTCCTCAACAATCAAATAATGAAAGCCTTTTACAGTCATGCTTAGGACCCGTATTCCTATCTAATGAGGGCGAATAGACCATTCCCACCTGCGTCTTAATTTTAAAGTCGTTTACAGGCTTAACCACGTTTATACTCGTTCGACTATTCTTATTATTTTTATATTCTATCACAGTTTCACGCAAATGTACACAGTTAATTTCACTTTTTTCAATATTTTTTAGTTACGACGCATTGTAGCTATTTCTACTGCGGCATTAGAATCTTTGCGAATTGGTACCATATTTGACTTATGGAGTGTACCGATGCCAATAATCTCATCACCTGTGTACACCATATTTTTGCGTTTATTAGCGATAGGTACCACTTTGTCAGATGTAGGAGCCGTTTCTCTACTATGTTCTTTATAGTTAGGAATCTCGTATGTAGCTTTCTGACCTGGCTTATACCCAACTTTTTTAAGCAATTTAGCTGTCAGCATTTCTTCACGTAAGATAGCAGCTGTTTTTTTGCGAGGCTTTTGTTTACGAGTACGAATTGTAGTCATACCACGAACTAGATGCATAGTCATTTATTGTGCCCCTTCTCTTTCATAGATTCTATTCTCATTTCGAGATAATTGATAACTTGATTTAAGAACTCTGCATCATGATCACCTTTTTCGATCTCAATACGAATTCGTTGTATTTCACCAGTCATGACACGAACAGCAATAAGACGATCTGATGACATACCAGTATAATCTGCCATTATGATACCTTTTTAAAATAATCCGTCAAATCATCTTGATAGACTTCATCAACAAACTTCTTGAGTTTATTATAAGTGCCAGTGTATTTCCACATCAGCCAATTACGTCCTGGTTTAATTTCTTCACCAATGATACCATATTCTTCGCACTGTTGTGAGAGATCAGTATCATCATAAACATCAAGTTCTACATAATAAAGATCAGCCATGATTAGTTCCATTCATTGTCATAGGCAGATACAGCACGTGCACGATCACCATAGTACTCATCAACATACTTTTCAGAATCTGTATAAGCATTGATGTTATGAGTATCGATACCTCGCTCTTCTTTAGGAGTCTCGGTGTAATCACGAACACGAGCATTACGTGTCACTTTAGCCTGAAACTTTTGAGCGTGTTCACGGATGACAGCCAAACGTTGTTTGGTGGTCATATCCTTGGTAATAACTATTTTTGACATAATATATACTCCTCTTTCAAAAGATTGGCTGTCTATCAGAATAGGGTGCCAATCCTATCCTGACGCCGTTACACCACAACTATTGGCCTATTTCAATTCGCTTTCCACGGACGCAGGATGCGGGCCAGTTATCTCAATCTCGTCAGGTCATAATATCATTCCTTTTTCCATTTTATAGATATATTCTATCATACTTTTTAGTGTTTGTACACTAAAAAATGCAAAAAATGTGAAAAAAGTTTTGTTTAAAATCAATAACTTAGAATTTTTTTTTATTCAAGATAAATTTTTTGTAGATGATCTTCAAACTGCTCTACCTTAGATAATCTATCTGGCCAGAGAATGTACTCTTTTTCTGGATTTTTCTTAAGATTATTGAGAAGAGGAGTAATAGCATTATAGAGTTTATCCAGTTTTTCTTGTGTTACTGTTGCCTTGACCTCGACGTCACCAACAGTCTTTTGAGCGTCTTGTACAGCTTGAAGCTCAGTTTCGTCGACAGCTGTAAATCCAAAATCGAAAATATCATCCACCACGCCAATTCCTCCTAAAAAATGCGTACATGTCAAATGTCCACAACCCGCCAAAGAACCAAATAAGATTCATTTGAAGTAGCGCCTGTGATAATATCCAGGCAAATGGCAGTATGACTAACACATCACCTAATACTATATTTCTTTTTAACATGCCTATTCTCCAATAGTGCTATTTATAAAAATTTTTTGTATGGTATACCAAAGCGACTTACTAAGTGTTTTTGTGGAATATCAAAAAATGTATATGGGTTACAGAATTCTAATACATCATAATAGTCTGATAGTTCTTTCAATACGAGTTCATAAAATTTATCTACCTGAGTACTAGGCAACACCCATGCCGCCGTGTCTATACCAACCCATATCAGTTTTAGATTACCCTTTGCTACCTGTTCTTGAAACGCCATGAATCGTTGTGGACATCTATTAGGCATTATGTCATCAGACAAAACAATCAAGTTATCAGAGGCATTATCAAATATCCATCGTATTAGTTTATTGTAATCTAATGGATCACAGTCTAATCTCACTAAATCGATTGGCTCTTCAGTTGATTTAAGATTATCAACTGAATCTATAATCAAGTCATAATTAATATTAAACTGAGACAAGTTCTCTTTTAATTGAGTCTCGTTAAACGGTATGTCAAGTGTAGGAAAGTTTTTAAGAACATCAAAATTTTCTACGAGAGTAAAATGAGAATCTATTGATGAAAACTCATTCATCGCTGCGCACCAATTACCAGTTGCGGCACCTAGTTCATAGACATTTTTGGGTTTGAAGTGTTTGAATATACGAGTTTCAATTAATAGATCCTCACGATCAGACATTACTGTATGTTGATCAGTGAATCTAATAATTTGTTTCATTATATTCATTTTTATCCATGAATTTGGCGACTCCGGAAGGATTCGAACCCTCGACCTACTGCTTAGAAGGCAGTTGCTCTATCCAGCTGAGCTA